ATAAATACCTCTATCAGAGAAGTGTCTGAGTCTTACATTGTATTGCTGTCCTGCGGTGACATTTGGTATAAAACCTTGACTTGTACCTGCTCCCACGACAATAGCTTGATAAGCTGAATCTGTAGATAGCTTGTATGATATTTCAGTACCAAATAAATATGGAGAAGTGCTGTTTGTCCACGATGCTTTAATGTTTATTTTGGATGTAGTGCCATCAAGTGTAAGCACTTGCGAAAGCGATAGACTGCTTGGTTGTGACATCTCAAAAGAACCTGCAGGAACTTCGCTTATTGGTCCTTGCGTTACAGGTGTTACATAATCATTTGATACAAAGTCATAAACTGCCGATTCTATTTCTTTAAGTACAAGTCTTGTAGCTGCAGCAGGAACGTCATTTTGCTCTATAAATTCTAATTGTGTTGATATGACTTCAAACATTTTATTTGTGTAGCCTAATCTTTCATTAGTGACATAGACAAAATCTGCAGGTTGTAGCCTTAAATATTTTGTAGTGACTAAACCGCCTATTTGTAAAGTTTTTCTTTGATGCTGTAACGATATTTTTGATAGTCTTTCTGCTGTGGTGACAGTTTGTGTGTAAGGTAGTTGCAACTCCATTCTTTTTAAGTAGTTTGAGTTAGCTTCTCCGCTTGGCACATCTTCAGAAACAAATGTAGAGTTAGTCAGTTCTGGAGTATCTGTTCCTACATAGTTATTATTTTTGTCAACGAATACAGCTTTTACAGAATTAAATAACTCATTAGAAGCAGTGTTTTTTGTTATTTGTAATGGAGATAATAGATCATCATCTGTGATTGTTAAACTAGGTGTCTGTGCAGCAGCTACAAACAAGTTAAACATGCCATTTGTGAATGTTAGTTTACCGCCACAAGAGCTTAAAAGACCCTCTAATATCCCATTGCCATTTGCACTAAAATTAGTAAAGCCATTAGCTGTATATCTTTCTTCACTTACACCGCCTACATTTGATACTGTTTGTTCACAGGTATTTGCTGCAGACATGAAACCACCTGCATTTGCAGTTAAATTCAGTTCAGTAGAAGTGCCTTTAATTCCATAGGTGGTATTGCTCAAAAAATCTAAGACACAGAGAGCAGAATTATCTGACCATGCATAGGTAGATTCTGTTCCCAATCTATGTGAACCACTACCGCCAACAGAAGAGTCAAGTCGTGGGTCATAGAGTTTTTTTCCTTTGATAACTGCTGTAATTTTAGGAAGCTGTGGCATGTTTTCACTGTCATAGATAAGTTCTACATACATATAAGCACAATCTTTTAGCTTAAAATTACTGTCAATAACTGTACTGCCATGTGTAGTTCTTGCTAATGAATCATGTGCGTTTTGGCTACCATTGTGAAAAGTAAATCTTGCTAATCTACCACTGCCAAAGTTATTGTCATTTTCAGTGTTAGTAAAGTCTGAGTTCGTTACTGTATATATTTTGTTATCTGTTCCTGCTCCTGACGAGGTTGCAGCACTTGTAGTCACTGTAATTTCATTAAAATTGATGCTAGTGAACGAATCCACTTGATGTCCTGCAAAGACAATATACATAGATAGCTTGTTATTATCTGTGCCAGTTGTACGCATCATAGTGATAGTGCCACCAACTCTAGTTTCACCATAAATTATTTGTCTTGGGTTTAAAGCTCCTCTTGTAGTTGCCTTCGCACCAAAGTTAGCGTTATTGGCTTCAATACCTTTTGATGTCATTTGACCAATACCTGCAGCTATCAACGTAGTCGCAAAAGTCATTAATGCCATAGTTGTAGCACTCATAGCAGCAAAACCTGCAAAAGCTGTGTAACCTGCTGCTGCTAAAGCACCACCAGTTGCAACTACTGCAAAAACAATTACTGCTGCAATTACTGCAGATTTAATTGCCTTAGCCATCTATACGCCACCCATGTAGAGCAAGTTCTGTTGGTTTAGTAGCAAGACCATCATCACTCGGACAAAGTATAGTATTGCCATCATACATACCACACATCTCTGATTCTTCTTTCCAAATTACTAGGTCACCACACTGTAAAAAGACTTTATTTATCTTTGTAAGTTTCTGTGCTTTAGCTGCTTTGTCTATAGATTTACCTAATGTTGCACCATAGTTTTTGATGGCTTTCATGGCAGTTTCTTCATCTTTCCATTTTAGTTCTTTAGGTATTAGGCTTTGTCCAGTTATTGCTTTGATACATGCGTTTGAAAACAGACAGCAATCCCACTTACCCCACACAAAAGGCTTATTGTAATTTGACTCTACAAATTTGAAGAATAACTGTTGCCAATCTTTTTTTTTCTTCATCTCTGCGAGTTCCTTGTATTGTAATCGGCATTATCACTTCTACTGCTACCACTCCCATCATCATTAGTTGGTCTTCCCCAGTCTAAACTAAGGTCTTGTATGGCAATGACATACTTAAAACCTGTATCGCCTGAGTTTATGACCTGTTGAGAAGCCTGTGTGTATCTAAGATTTGATGGTCTATTGAGGTCAACTAATCTATTCTCTGCGTTAATCGCTATAGTCATACCCTGTGGGTCATCTGTAATTGTTAAATTTGTCATCCTGCCAGAGAACAAAGTTATTTCTCCTGCACTGACATTCCCACCGCCACTTAAATATCCCATGAACATGGTAATTTTTCTATTGTGTATATCTTCAGAAAGAGCAAGATTAAGCACAGTCTCATCCATACCTGAAAGAGTGAAAGTACAATTTGTGGATTTAATCTCCATTGTATCTTCTATGTCACCGACACCTAACAAAGTACCTGCACCTGTATAGGTCTCTCCATTGACCACTAAATCATCAATACCAGTCCATAGACGAATAGTGTCTGTATCAAATTCTGCTTTTACTGCGAAGAAAAGGAGTTGTTGGTCAGCACCAAGACGATTCGTTATGTTTGAATCTATGCCACTTCTTGAAGCCATTATGTATTACTCGCTGCAATATCCTCAACAACACTGAAACTTATGCCATAGGTACTTGCTCTGTTTGCACTCCAGTTTACTTCTTTCTCTATAAGCCTGAATAAACCTTGTGGTTGGTTAAATACAACAAAATATCCATCTGTTAAATCTTTTCTCAATCTTGGCTCAGTATGTACAGCGACACTTGTACCAGATTGGACTGCATCTTCAGTGACCATGACTAATTGAAAGGGCATGTGTGAATTACTGTTGCCACTCAGCAATCCTAAATAATCACCTGCTTTTATAGTGCCTGTGCCTGAATTTATGCTTGTTAAAGCTAATCCTGTAGCTCCTGAGACATTTTGCCTTACAGAACAACTTGCGGTGCTACTTTCACTTGTAAGCGTACTGGTGGTAATTATAGTGGTTGCATTTGTTATTGAACTTATCTTATGTGTGCCATTGTTTTCTTCATTGGTAGCTCCAGTCACATGCACGAAGTCTCCTGCTATCAAACCTCCAAAGATGGATGTTCCTGCGGTTATTGTGCTGCCACTAAAAGATAGTGTCTCACTTGTGTCGTTTACTCGTCTTGAAGCAGTGTAGTGTGTTTGATTATATGTTCCTTGATTTGTTTTAGCATCAGGGTCGCCTAGCTTAAAAGAGTTTGTTGGTCCTTTGCAGTTGACCAAAAATGATTGCCATAAAGCAGCTTGTGATCTTTTCATAGGAGGTAACGTGAGTTGTGCAGTGAAATAGGTGTTAGCAAACTCTTGGGTTTTTTGTTGTCCTGTGAATGGACTGATAGTTGTACCTATAGTTCTTACCAATGACCAATCACTATCTGTAAAATTTGGAGTAGTTGGCATAGTCACTATGTTATTTGTATTGGTTGTCATGCTCCACCTAGTAATCCTTTTCTGAATGCACCACCTCTTGCTGAGGCTTCAAAAACTGCCATTTTAGAAGTTTCTGCTATCTGAGGTAACATCTTTTGTACTTCTGCCCTAGTTGTTGCTTCTACTCCTAAGGCAAAGTTATTATTCTGTACCACAGTCACTCCTCCGCCTCCACCCATTGCGTTTCTTGAGTTCATGTTATTCATAAGAGTACCGCCTGTGTTCGGCATAAATAACTCAGGTCCTCTTTCTCCAACTAAAATAGGTCTGTTTGCTTGTAATGTACCTCCACCTGCTGAACCACCTATAGTCGGCAAAGCGTTTGGTGTACCACTCAAACTAAATACAGCATTTAATATTTGATTAACTACTGCCATTTGTAAAAAAGTGGCTATGATTTGCTGTACTATATTTTTTGCAAAGTTTTTAAATGATTCTAAAGCCGATTCACCTTCCATCAATGCACCGACAAAATCATTAGTGAAAGCATGACTGGTGCTTGTTATAGACTGTTTTAATTCGCTGCCCAAAGTCACTTTAGCTTTATCGGCTTTTTCACCTAGATCATCAAGACCATCACCTACGTCATTTAATTCGCTTTCCAATTCTGATGTGTCTATAGTCAACTCTTTTACTATCTCACTTAAACTAGAAGTCACTCCTAGTTGTTCATCAAACTTACCAATAATATCTTGTACTTTTTTTCCTAGATCATCTAGCAAACCTGTGAAATATAGTATTGAAGCCGATATTAAAAGAATAGGGTTTGCCTTCATTATTAAATTGAATAATTTCATAGCAGCAGTAGCAATCGTCAAACTTTTGACTAATTTGAGCAGTGCTAAACCCATACTGGCTAATTTCAAGGCAATGCCCACTGCCATAAAAGCTACTATTTCGTCTTTAAATTTTTTAACAAAGTCAAATGCTGTGCTTATTGCCTGACCGCTTTTTTCAAATGCAAGTCTTACTACTCCACCTATGACTTTAGCTGTCTCTAACGAGTTGACCAATAGCACACTTAAATCTCTAGCAACATCTATAAGTACATCTTTCAATCCACCTTGACCTATTTCATCCATAAACAAAGAAGTAGCATCGCCTAAGTTTGAAAAAGCACCTGTCAAAGTATTAGCTCTTTGCGTTATTGCTTCTGGAAACTTAATTTCTCCTACAGCTCTCACAAAACCCATTACCCCTTCGGCAGATTTATCAACTGTTTCAGTGATATCCCCAAAACTTAAGGTGATCTTGTCTCCTTCAGTCTTTCCTTCAAAACCTAAGGCTTGTAGTGATTCAATAGAAGTAGTACCTGCTTTAAAGATAGCCTGAGCTATTTGGTCTATGCCTACTCCTTGAGCTGCAGCTACATTACCGATACCTCTCAAATCTTCTTCGGTTGGCTTGAGTCCTATTCTTCTAAACTCAAGAAAAGCTCTGGTCACTTCATCAATTTGGAAAGTGGTTTGTGCGGTGAACACCTTAATCATATCTAAGGCTTGTGCTGTTTCTGCAGCACTGCCTGTGTTAGCTTGTAAGGTTGCTTCTAAATCCTCAAACATTTGTGTCGTTTGCACAACACTAGAAGCCAATCTAGCAAAACCAATGACACCAAAAACCTTAGCTAAGTTTCTAAAAGTTAAAACAGATGATTTTGCTTTCTTATTGGATATATCTAATTGTTTATTTACTTGATCAAGACCTTTACGCAGATTTGCTGTTTCTGCCCTAATCTCTACAATTAAACTGTCTACTGTAGTTGCCATCAGTCAGGATACCTCTCCATAAGATCATTTAATTCGTCTTTGGACATAGGGGTTGGTTGATTGCCACTATGAAATTCAGTGAACCCATCTATGGCACAGTGTATTTCTATCACTGTAGCGTTCCAAAATTCAGAAGGTTGCATTCCAATCATACCCATACATATCTCCATATATCTTTTGATGGGCAATTTGTCATCAACTCTTACTCCTTTTTTTTTCCTTCTGCTTCTCCTTCTTCTACTGAATCAGTCGTAAGTGATTGTGTTAATAACTCAGCTACTGCTTTAGTTGCATTGACCAAACCTATGTCAGCAACTATTTTTTTTATGTCGTTTTCTTGAATATCTTTACCACCGCCTCTTAAGGCAGGGGTTAGCACATAGATGATATCTGCCATTCGGATATCTCCTTCTGCCATTTTATTAGCTAATTTGATGACTCCACATCCACAAGCTGCTTCTATTTGCATAATAGAATCAACAGTTAATCTGGCTTTGTAAGTATCTTTTCCTAAAGTAAGATCAATCTGACCCTTCATTGGATTTGCCATTTGACTCTCCTTGAGCTTTGCTCGTTGGACTTCCCATTGGAAGTTCTAATTTAAGTTTTAAAATATCGTCTCTAGTATCAAGTGATACCGAAACAACCTTATAAGACTTGCCATCTACAACAATGGTAGTTGGCTCATCTTTTTCTTTGCCTAGAAAGTTCGGCAACTCAAGAACGTCATCCTGCATAACTGCAGGCATCTCTTTGCCACCTTCTTTAACAAGAACATTCTTCCAAGCCATAAGTTACCTTATACTGTTGCGAATGTTATTGCACCAGAGCTTTCTAAAGTTACTGAATAAGTAACTTCTCCATTAAACTCTCCTGCGTACTCTAAAGAAGCAACCATAAACGCACCTGTGTAAGTTCCAAAATCTGGAACAATCACTTGGAAGTTTTTGAATGCTGCTGCATTCATTGCATCTTTCAGGGTAGTTTCAGTAGAGGAATCAGTAAAGACTCCTGAGCCTGAAACAGACATAGAATGAATACCACCATCAGCCAACAAAGTTCTATTCCCTGAGGAATCTTTATTTGTGACATCAACAGCTTCATCATTGAGAGTTATGGAAGTAGAACGCAATCCACCAACTGTTACATAGGTAGAACCTGTGGTGTTGATTTTGAGCAGTAGTGCTGCTCCTTTTTGTGCTGCCATAATTTTACTCCTATTATATTAACCTAATAATACTGCACGAAATCTCATGACACCATGTCTTGTTATCCCATCTGGGTCTCTCATTATATCACTAAATTCATATCTTAAATTAATCAGATTAAATCCACTGACACTCAAATTACTATCATGCAATAAATCATGCACTCTGTCCATAATTTGTTTAGTTTCCTTACTACCTTTATATTCCGACCAGATGTGTATTGTCAAGGTAGAACTTGTACCATTTACGTCTTTTGTGCCGCTCTCGTTTGCAGAATCCTCTCCTAAGACCACATAAGGGAAATTACTACCCTGTGGTACATCATCATAAATAGATGCTCCTAACGTGCTTGTAAGGTTGTTATCATTGCTTAAAGTACTGTAAATACTGGTTTGTAATGCAAATTGCCCTAGACTCATTTAATTAACCCTTTACGCTTCATTATTTGGAAAACTCTAGGTGCAGACTTATTTAATGCAGGTTGCATAAAAGGTCTTGCTGCCATACTGCTAGTACCAAACTCTAAGTGTTTTGCATAATTATCCCCACCACCATCAGAAGCATGAGCAATAACTTGACCCACTACTCTAT